TTTCTTAGCCTGACTTTTACTTGCGGCTCGTGAGAAGATACCACGCTCTCCAGAGTGACTGTTATAAAGGCTTGTCCATTCAGAAAGAAACTGTCCAATATCTGGTTTAGTAATGTAAGCTGCTGAATTGTTAGCGAGTGCTCTTTGTCCATTGTGTGTCCACCAATCTCCTGATTTTGCATGACGCATACGGTCATCTTCTAAGTCTGACAGACTAATCATTGCTGATCGTCTGACGCCACCCACAACAACAACTTCCCCGATCTTGCAGAGAATATCATGACATTCGAGTGATGTAAGTTTCCGACCAGCGGCTCCTCTAAATTTGTCAATAACAAATCTAAAAAGTTCATCCAGAGGCCCTGGTCCAGAAGCTCTACCTCCGAAAGTCTTGAGTCTGGCTCCAGCGGGACGGATTCTGCTAAGGTCATACTTTGCAATTTCCCCAGAGTATAGTAAAGCGATGAGCTGGCGTAATGCCTTAGCCCATCCTTCTTTCGAGTCTGCCACAGAAATAGTAGTCTCAGAAGTAAACAACTGGTCTGGCACTTCAGGTAGTTCATTAACATACTTTTGCTCCACAGAGAATCCTACACCTGTACCGCAGAGCAGGATATACATAGCCTCGTCAAAGGCTTTGGGATCATCAATAGGTAGGTAGCTGCAGTTATAGCCAGCAGTGTTGTCACGCTCAAGCGCCTTGCCTGCAGTCATGATAGCCCTCATAGAAGGCATGACTTCCAGGTTGATGATTGCATCCTTAAGTTCTTTATACAAGTCATCAGTCATCTTGTAGTTATGTTTGTCCTGTAGGTGCTTATACATAAACACCATGTATCGATTGACAGACTCCTGCCAATGCTCACGCCGATTCATCTCAGGTAGGAACCGACTGTATCGTGACTTTGCAATAAATTGCTGATAGTAATCCATATTTTATTCTTCCCAGTTAACAAGTTTCTCTAATCTATCTGCCTGCTCTTCTACTATATCATCAAATCTTTCAACAATATCCTCTGATCTGATTGATAATTCCTCTATGAGGGATAATTCATCCCACCGTTTCATCCTTTCTTTTATCTCTTCTAATGTCAGGGCCATATATTATACCACACTTTTCTTAGGGCGTCCACGCTTTTTTGCTGCTGGCTTGTCCAGATAAGTTAGGGCTTTCTCTAGTCCTGTATCCCAATCCCTATAGTTATCCCACCAGACACAGGTCATGTTGTCATACCAGTAGGTAGCCTCTGAGACTGGATACCAGCGCCAACACGCCATTGTTTCATCACCTATTAGGTCCAGGGTCTTGACACCCACGCTAGCGGCGCAGTGGGCAATTGCTGAGTCCACAGAGATAACAGCATCCAGAGTCTGTAGCTTATCAGCAGTGTCTGTCCATTTAGGACTATCTAAGAATCCTTCGCCTAGCTGTAGGGACACGAAGTCAAACTCAGGATGTCTGGCTACAAACTCATCAACGATATCCTTGGGTATCTGCTTTGCAGCCATGTTCCAGGACTTGTTGTCAGTGCTGTAAAAGATTCCAACCAGTGGCTTAGGCCGTACAGGTTTAACTATATCAGGATTACGATACAGACCTTCAGCGCCATACCAGCGGTCCACAGGCTTTGCCTCTATGACGCCATGCTCCATCAGAAGATAAGGCATAGACATCATCTTGACTCTGTAGGAGCTAGGAGGACATTCCCTAGCCTGCTGACTGTACACAATAGACTTATCCATTCGCTTTAGTAGCCCTGAGATAGCATCTGGATAGACACAATGAACACCACTAGCAATCTTCTTTATCAGCGGTATGAAGCGAGAGAATTGAATCATGTCTCCCCACCCAGCCTCTGACCAGATGATTACATTGCGTCCCTTGATGCTCTGTCCAGGCATCCAAATAGGCGCTCTATCGAAGTTAGTCCTATGTCCTGGAAACTTAGCAGCAGGATTCCAAAAGGCATCAGGCAATGCTCGAAGCTCGTGTAACTTAAAGCCGTTTGCCCAATCTCCTTTACGGATTAGATTCTGTCCCTTCTTGTAGTCCTTATCTGCGTTGGACCAGTCAATCCTTGTAGTACTTGTCACCAACGGCATCGTAGTTCTCTATCATGAATTCAAGATAATGTTTAGCTTTCTCTAGGTCTTCCTTCCCATTCTTCTTACGATGACGCTGTACATACTTTAATACATTACATGCCCAAGGGTCTAATCCCCACGCTAGCATAGCTTCCCAGGGTTCAATAGTGCCTTTATAGTGCGTTCCTCCCACCTGCTTAGACTTTATGTAGTCTTTCAGTGTAGTCGGTTTATTGTCTTTCCAGACAACCCTGTTCCAGTCTTCTGGTGTTGCGTTATCAATGCTCATACTTTTTCCTCAGATAGTTTAAGGATACAGGCATCTCATCAAAGCTGCCATTGTTTACCTCATGTAACATCCATATGCCACGCCAGTACTTGTTACCCTGACTACCCAGGTAGTCCTCATCATGCAGGTAGCAACAGCCACTGAATAACCCAGTGATCTGTGATCCATCAGCACGATTAGCGTATGCGATCTGACGATTCTGCACATGCCCCATCACAGCACTCATATGCTTCTTGTTTAGCAGTGCAGCAGCAGATGTTACAGGACGCCCCATAACGCCAGAAGTAAAATAATGAGCGTACACAACCCCATCAATAACAATAGGTTCAAGGTACGGTGTAACTTCCCAACCATAATGTTCGTACTTAAGATCACTGAGACTAATAGTTCCGTCAAGTTTAGGGTCTCCTTCGATAGCCCTGGAAATTCTTTCTTCATGGTTTCCAAGGGTGAGAACCATTCGGGGTCGATATTGTTTATCCTTATTTCTTCGTGCTCTTTCATTATGTTCCTTAATAGGTGCAAGCAACATCTCCATTGCTTTCCTCGTTACTTCAATGTCAGTCTTATATCGTCTTCCTTCAAAGCTCTTCTTGCCTACATCGTAACTCGACAAGCTAGGCATGTCAGCAAAGTCTCCAATCTGTACAATTACATCTGGTTTTTTCTCTGCTAGATATTTCCCAACCCATGTCAGATAAGATAAGTCAACACCGTCTTTAACCTGACAGTCTGGTATCACGCAATGAACAGCCATTACTCTTCCTCTTCTTCGTTAATCTCAGTCTTAACAATGTGATCGTTAGGACCTAGTGTCTCAAACAATCCTTGATCTGCTTCCATCCCATATGGGTCTTTAATTAACACCCGATCTGTGACGCCGCAATAGCCTGTGCTCTCTAGGAACTTACAGAATTGCCAAAGGATAGGAACCCAGGTGATACCATCTTCAAAGTAGTGTCGGGTCTTGATAGTAGTAGCTTCAGGACAAACTCCATAGCCTTCGCCTCGCTCTGAATCATAAATAAAACGATATACATTACTCATGTTTACTCCTTAGTAAATCAAAAAAATATTCAGCATCTACAACTACAAGAGGGCTGGACCGATTCTGTTTAATAACAACGACAGGTTCGTATCCTCCTGCATTTCCCTTTGCTTGTTCGTAATAACCGTATACTGAGATAGCTGCTCTGGACTTACATTCCACACTGATTGGTAGGACCCGTCTGGCTGCTGGACTAAATAGCAGGTCTTCCCCTGACACGCCCATACTAACTGAGCGTACATCGTCTGCCTCCAGATTGAATTTGGATAGTACTTGATCTCTTACCCACTTTTGTAGGTGTCTTCCTTTGGACTTGGCGCTGCTGGGTTTCAAAGACCACTTCCTTTCTTACTTTAATCCACTGCTTAGGGATATGCATACGGGCATTGCTATTGTCCATACTGACTGTACTAGCGATACATAGAGCGTCATCTGTCTCATCAATAATCCATCCGATAGTGTGGCATAGATGAACCTCAGCTTTAACATTCTCTTGCCACTCTACATCTGCTACTGCGTCAACCCACTGGATGTATTGAACAGGGCTGGTGACCAAATCTGATTTTCTTTTCTTCGTATCCATAACAATTGTCCGTTCTCCAAGACTCTAGCTTCATCGTTGTCATATGCTTTTAGCACAGCCTCATACATATGTTCCTCTGTTACACAGTCCTGCAGAATCTTCTCAGCTTTCTTTGGACCAATACCTTTTAGACCAACAATATTATCAACCCTATCGCCAGTAAGGATCTGCGTATAGAAATGTTTGATAGCTTCTTGGTCATTAACTAAATACTTTTTGTCCTTAATAAAATTATAATGCCATCCACGAATCATGTCAAGGTCTTTGTCTATCGACATGATAACAAAGTCTTCAACATCTTCAAACTCATAAGCTCTTATGCCTATAGCATCATCAGCTTCTTGATCTTCTTGGACAATACAGCCCCAGGCAGAGGTAAGGTATTCACGAATCAGATCGTAATGAATTGGTTTATCTGCTGTACGATTACCTTTGTATGGAGCAGTGACTGCAACTTGTTTCCTGAAATTGTTAGAGCCAGTGAGATAGCCCTGGTAGTCTCCTACCCAAGGCTTCATCACTAACTCTTCCATGAATTCTGCTGTTCGTGCTAAGCAGAGTTTCTCACTCACATCTTGAGAAGCAAACCCAATACGATAGCAAACGATGTCAGCATCAATCAGTGCAAACATTACTTCTTTAGGAACGCTGCCATTGCTTCAAGAGTCTGAGCAGCTTGTTTCTTGCTGCTAAACTCATTGTCGTTGATTGTGACAGAACCATCTGCTCCAACTGAGAAGCGGAAGGTTTCATTAAAACCAAAGACACCCAGGGTGGGTGTAACTACTTCAAACGAAGACTCTACAGGTGAAACCTTAATAGACAACTTCGGGTTCGATACTGCTTTCTTTGAATCAGCCATACTAACTCCTTTATAGTACATCATCAGTAGCAGTGACAGCTTCGCCTTCGTAGACTACGAGGTCAGTCACCACTAGTTTATTAATACCCACACCAACACCTTTCTTACCCTTGTACGAATACTCATAGGGCTTGAGCAGTGCGATACCTTTACTGCCATTACCTACCTTACCAGCAATAGGATTACCATCTGTATCCTCTGTCTTGATAGGATAATTGACAGACTTAGCAGTGATGAACATGCCCTTCTCAGGCTGATCAGACTTGCTTCGTACTTCCACACCCATAGACTTCAGGGCATCGATAGCGCCTTTGGTAAGGTTACAGAGGTCTACCTGATACTTACCTGATAGCTGGTTAGGCGTATCAAGGAAGGCCCACATAATCTCTGCCTGTACTTTAAGCGGTTTAAGATCCATTTACTTCTCCTTTTAAATAACTACATAAATAGTATAGCACATCAGTGCAACTTGTCAACATCTTTTGGTGATGATTTCATATCGTGGAATAGAGCCATCATAAAAGCTGTACTAAAGATAGACTTCAGATCCTCCATGTCAGTAACAGATGTCTTCATATTAATTGTTCTGTCCTTCTTTACGCAGAGGAATACCACATCCTCCATGTCTGCCCAGAATTCATCGTCCTTGTCTAGTGGGTGTTTGCCCATGTTTTACCTTTCTTATATTCACCATCTAAAGGGCAGCGAAGACCCAGTTCAATACCTGCTTGCTTAATACTACTGACTGCTAAATCACCTACTAAATCTGCATCCTGTTCAGAGCACTCTATCTGCCACTCATCATGTACATTAGCTACAAACTGTGCGCTTGGTGTAAACTTACGCAACTTGCTGTCCAGGATTACCAGGGCCTGCTTCATCACTATCGCACCAGCACTTTGGAGTAGCGTGTTAAGTGCTGCGTGTGAGGAGCGAACCTGTAATTTCCTACCGTCAAGACCTGGAAGCGATCCTTGTATCGATAGCTTTTCAACCTTGTCTCGAAGTGCTTTGAGACTTGGCGTGTTCCGAAGAAAATTATCGATGAGTTCTTTACCTTCCTTTGCTGAACCACCAACAATCTTCCCGATCTTGGCAGGTCCTGCCCCGTATAGTAAAGCGTAAATGAATGTCTTTGCTTGCGCTCTTGTTTGAAGACCCGCCGCAGTTTGGTTCTTGGTGTGGATATCACCATCAACGATTTCTTTAGCATACTGTTCATCCTTCATATAGTGTGCAAGCATACGCAGTTCTAGTGACGAAGCATCCGCACCAATTAATACATTGCCTTCGTTTACTGTCCAGCAATCCCTACACTCCTTACCCCAGGGACTAGACCCACTAGGGACCTGAGCCATGTTAGGGCTGTGGTGTGTCATGCGTCCTGTGACTGCTCCGTTGGTGATGACCTTACCGTGAACCCTGTGCTCGTCAGATACAAACTCAAGCCACGATTCAACCTGAGCCACCCGTTTCTGAAGCAGTAAGTACTCGGCCATGAGCTTTGCTTCTGGTATATCAACTCCATCCAGGACTGCTTCATCTACAATCACCTGTCCTTTCTCAGTATGCTTTGTAGGTTTCCATCCTTTCTCTATAAGGCGCTTAGCAATCTGCTGCCTAGATCCAGGATTGAATATTTCAACATCATCCTTCAACTGCTTGCCTGTCTTCTCACTAATCCTTTGAGTAACAATTGGTGGAAACACAGACTGCAAGTCTTCCTCAATGTCAGATAACCTACGCTTCCATTGCCCAAGCAAACACTGTGCCTTCACTGTGTCCAACTTAAAACCATGCTTCTCTTGTCTTGCAACAATAGATGCAACCTTGTGCTCCAGTTCAATAGATTGATCAGAGAATCCTTTTAACTCCTTGGTTAGGTACTGGTGTAGCTCGCCACAGATACGAACATCTTCCTGGCAATACTCAATCATCTCTGCTGTTAGGCCTCCCTCGAAATCTTCGTATTCCTTCTTGGTTCTGTTTACGAGTTTTGCTAGATTTGCTAGGCTGTGTCCCCCTTCCCTTGACGGGCTTGATAGTCTTGACATAACCAGTGTATCCTGTACTTGGCTCAATCGAATCGTACTCTTCCAGACTCTGTTCAATACTGGAAAGTCGAAGCTGATCCCGTTGTGAGCTACTATCAATTTTGCTTGTTGAATAAACTTGTTGAAGTCCTGTGCGTTTGTCCATGTCTTTACTTCTTTAGTGTCAATGTCATAGGTGCAGCAAACCCAAATGCGATCATGCTTCAGGTTTGTTTCGATATCCAGTGCAACTCTCATGTAGGTATATTCCATTCGCTACGGTGTTAAATATTTTATCATATCCCATTCCTTTTAGCAAGTCATCAAAGTCCTGTATCTGTCCCTCATTCTCCACGCAAATAACCTTTGGTCTTGCATTCATGCTTAGTAGAACTGGGTAATCATATCCTTCGATGTCAATACAAAGTAAATCAGGGACATATAAACTCTTAAACAAACTATCGATTGTTACAACTGGAATCTCTTTGACTTCACGAATACTAAAATGTCGGTACTTATCTATAAACTCAGACACTTTCGTAAAATCAAAACTATTCCTGCCTGAGAACGCATCCACCATATAGAAAGGCGCAGTACCAACTGAGCAGCCAACTCCAACATTTAGGATATTATCCTCTGGCCTAGCCTTCTCAAAGGCAAGGATGTGATTAGGGTTAGCCTCTACGCATACGCCTCTCCAACCACGATCATATAGCAGCGCAGTGTTGCTGATATTATGAGGATGGTGTGCTCCTACATCGAAGTACTTACCTTTCTTGATGCCTAACTTATGAAACACATTCAGTAGGATAAGGTCCTCGCCAAACTGTGAGTAAGTCTTATCACCAAAGAATTGGTCAGGATGACTCATAGTTCCTCCACCACAGTCTCAGTCATGCGTCCAGTAACCCTGTCGTAGTACAGTCCACAGGCAGGGCCAGTCAATCCACTGAAGCGATTCTTCAAAACCCTGACTCGTGTTGTGTGACGCTCTTTCAAGTCCTCAGCCTGTCCGTTACGCTCCAGACCTAGCACCATGTCGGATAACTGACCAATCGAACCTGAGCCTCGTAGTGCAGACAGAGAGGTGCTTGCTCCTTCCTCGTGTCCCTTACCATCAGGTCTCTTGAGATGTGAGACACAGAACAAAGCAATGCCTGTCTCTTGCACAATCATTCGCAGCTTAGTCATGATCTCATCCAGTGCCTTGCGCTCGTCACCATTCTCCTGAGCTGAGACAACAATAGACACATGGTCCAAGAAAATAAACTTACAGTTCAGTGCCTTCGCCATGAACCTAACCCTGCTTATGATGTTATCGATTGCAGTAGATCCGAAGTGATCAAACAGGTAGACACGACCAGTCCCTAATGTAGCATCGAATGCTGTGCGTAGTTCATCATCACTAACTTCGATATCAGGTAGGTGCAGTGGCTTATTTGCATGCAAGCTCATAAGACTCTTGGCTGTACGCTTGACTGATTCTTCGAGGAACAATAGACCAATGTTATCCTGGCTGCTGTTCAGAATATGGTACACAATCTCTCGCAAAAACTGTGACTTACCCAGGCCAGAGCCTGCAGTGATCGTCACCATCTCACCAGACCTGATACCATAGGTAAGATCGTTCAGGCCAGAGAAAGGATAGAGTACATCAGCCTTCTCTACTGGCTGGTTCACAATATCCCACAGTCCAGCACCATCAACAATCCCATCAGGCGTGAATCGCTCTGCCTTCCACCATAGGTTTACAAACTCAGCTACCTTGTTTTGCTGGATGAATTCGCAGGCGTCTTTAAAGTCTTTGGTTCCTTTAAATATCTTGGCTTTAGTTCCAAGGATCTCAGCGACTTGTGTAGCAGCAGTTCGACCCGCATCATCGTTGTCGAAACAGATGACAATATTCTCGAAGCTGTCGAGCCACTCATAATTCGCCTTGATATCTTGTGCTGCATTACCTGCACCATTCCTAACAGAAACCACAGGGTACTTAGAACCAAGCATCTGATACGCCGCCGCAGCATCAAACTCCCCTTCGGTGATCGTAACATACTTGCCTCCCTTTGTAAACATCTGCTGCCCAAACAATACTCCCTTGGGCCAGTCACCTTCAATACTGAAACGCTTGTCAGCAATCTGTCGCTTCTTAAAAGCTACCAGATCATTGCCAGAGTAGTAAGGAAAATAATAATTACCGTTTTTAATACCAATCCCATAGTCCAGGCAAGTGTCCCGTGTGAGGCCACGCTCTTTGATTGATTCATACGATAGCTCATGCACATTGCTCAAGTGTGTACTCACCTTAGTTAGTACCTGCTTAGGTTCATTATCTTGTTTGTTCTTTGTTGCTTTACCACAGCTAAAACACCTGCTGCCCCAGTCATAGTAGGTCAGTGCGTCACTGCTGCCACAGTCAGGACAGGGCTGATGTGTCCTTAATTGCTCACCCATTTAGCTTCTCCAATTTTGAGAGCCTTAATTGTATCACCTCCTGCAGCAGCTTGTCAAGCCCATGTTGTATGGACAAGTCAGCAAAGGCAGACAGTGTATACCAGTAGTGAGATTCTTCACCTGTTTCTGCAATGAATCTTGCTTGATCATCTTCCACTATTTAGTTCCTTATTAGTTATCTTATAAGATAATTATTAATAATATTACTTAGTAACTAAGTAGAGATAGTTTAGCATACTTCGTCATCAATGTCAAGCAAAATATCCATATCAGAATTATTAATACTGTCATAATCCTTTGCCTCATTTTCGTCATGCGCTAAATCACTTCTTTCTACTGTAAGTATGTACTCACTAACACTAGAAAAACAATTGTTACATAGGTCAGTGTACTGATTAGTTAACACACTCTTTCGTGTGGCTTCGTAGTCTGTCAAGATAACATTACAACTAAGGCATCTCATTTCTTTGTCCGTTCATTATGTAGGTCAATCATCAGCTTTGAGATATGTTCTTCAGCAAGTCGAAGTTCATCCTCTAGCCTGTCCATCCTGGCTCTCATCATAAAGTTCTCACGCTCAAGCTCAGAGATAAGACCATCAACATCATGAATTAAATCATTGACTGTCTGATTCTTTTCAGCAAGCTCTACCTCATAAGGGACACCTGAAACTCTAGTCTTTACCACTGTTTTTATCCTCCATGTAACTCACAAATAAAGCGAAGATGACCACACTTAACATCATAATCAAGTCAGATAGCGTCACTTCATAGCCTCCATAGTCAGGCCTACATTGCCCAGGGCATAGCCCAGGAAAGCGATTCCCAGGCCATGATGTCCCTTGATTAATAGGTCCACAGACACCACCAAATACACGAACCCTATCAGTCCTATCAGAGGTCCAGCCATGTGATCCCCCAGTCTTCAGTGCCTGTCTTCCTAGGGAATTTCTCGCCAAGCATTTTTACTGCAGCTCGTGTGCTATCAGGACCACACCACCTAATAAGCTCTTCAAGTTCATCGTGCATATCCCTGTAGTCAGAGTAACGCCAGCGCAATTCGATAAGATCAGCACACAAATAAGCCTCATCAAATTGCATGTCCTTGATTACTTGCTCAAGCTCTGCAACCTTCTCTTCAAGGCGTTCTACCTCATCATTGTGAGTGTCAATGTGTACCCAGTCTTCCTGTCCAATATAACTCATCTTGTCTTTCCTTTTGTTAATGTGTCTGCCTGCACCACTACGCTGCACATACTTCGCTACATAATTCCTCTGCTTCATCATACACCTCTAGTATATTAATCCATGCACCAAGATACCATGTACCACCTTGTGAATCAGGACGCTTGATGATATCCATAGGATCAAATTCTACCTTAGC